TTTTGTAAAAATTTTAACTAAGTATTTATTCATGGTTTTTTCTTTCTATATTGTAAATGAGGCGGGATTGTGTCCCGCCTCAAATATTTTAATTATTATGCACCTTCAACGCCAAAGATACCTCTAAAGTCAGAAACTCCGAAAGAGTATCTTTCTCTAGCTTTATATCTTACGTTACCAGTATCGAAGTCACCTTCCATAGCAGTTTTAATTCCTGCTCTTTCAAAGTACTTCATACCATTTGGCACGTCAGTGATAATGTAGAACGCATCTGTGTCAGTTAAGAAATTGTTCACTCTGTAACCTTGAGGAACCATTCCCATAGAAACGATTGCGTTGATATCATTATCAGCAGTTCCAACTCTACCTTGAGACTTCATCAATCTCTCAGCTGTAAATTGAAGCTCAGAAGGAACGATCATTTTCACTCCTCTTGCAGCAATTTTAAGACCTCTTTCGTCAGTCATTGCAGCGATGTCAATTAAAGACTGCTCCAATGATGTTTCGTTTAAGTCCGCTTGAGTTGTTAAAGTGTTTTTAACAGTACCTGCGATTGTTGGGTGAGCAGTGTTAAATAATGAAACACCATCCCCTGAATCGAAAGCATCGTTAGTTGGTAGACCGTTAATTAACGGTGCAACTGCTTTAACTTGTTTTGTGTTCGCCATAGATCTAGCTAATGCTTTTGTATATCTACTAGCAAGTCTGTCATACAAGTTATCTTCAATCGCTTCTTCAGTGATTGAAAACGCTAAAGCTACAGTCTCGTGAGTGTATCTAGCAGTGTATGTCTCTTGAGCATTGTCAAAAGTCACGCCAGCACCTTCAGACTTAGTCTGTGCTTGAGCAAAACCTGATAACATAACTTCTTCTTCAAACGCTCTGTCTGAAGATTCAGTAGTGTATATTTCAGCATGCTGATTCTCATAACGTTTATACTCCAGGCCAAATAAGGCATTTAAACCTGGTTCTAGTTCTTTAACTAGTTGTCCTCTACTTATCGCCATAGTTTATCTCCTTATACTCCTGTTGTACCTTTTAATTGATGCTCATTGATCTCAACAACAAAATTTACGTTCGCTGAACCAATTTCGTTATTGTCTGGATCTTTTGAAACACCAAGTATTCTAAGCTGAGCTGAGTTCGTACTTAATGTAGAATCATTCAACTCTGCTTTTGATACATAGTTAGCTGAATCACCCGCAGTTAATTCAATATCCGCGTTGTTAAACACATCAGTCTGCGCTGAAGCAGCTGTGTTGTTTGACTGGATCTCGAATCTTTCATACGGATCGTCTGCTACGAAAGCAACAATATCAGTAGCTGCATTGCTACCAGTATAGTGATTTGCCCACGTAGGCTTTTTAGTTGTAGCGTCAGTGTAAAACACGCCGTTTAAGGAACCTAAAATTGCTCCGCCCGCTGCACCTTGATCAATAGTTCCTGCCGCAGTTGCTTTAACTGGGTCTTGGAAATAGATCGTAGTACTGTCGTTAGCAGCAATACTGTATTCACTTAAACCTTGGTTGTCTCTGTTCTGACCTACTTTTCCGATTGGTCTTAGACCAAACGCTGCATCTTTATTTGCCATAGTAGTTGTCCTCCTTAGACATTGTTAGTTTAAGTGTACTCTGTTGGTTTTGGAAATCTTTAATTAGGATTTCTTAGTACCACCAAAAGTTACACGAGTCTGTCTATCAATATTGATAGGCATACTTGGATGCTGTTCCTTCATAAGATCGTTGTCTACTGCTTCAACGTTTTCCTGAGCTTGTTTTTTATAATACTCAGATCGTTGTTTAGCGATCTCTTCCGGTACCCTTGCCAGCACAAGGCCACCAACTCCGATCACTCCTGCGTATTTGCCGTCTTCAACAACCGGATAATCTGAATCTGGATACTCATCAGATCTAACTAATTCATATCCTGATCTTATTCTTCCAGCGACATTTTTAGTGTCTTGGAATCCTAAAGTTTCAGTTCTTATCCATCTGTGCTTAAAACCTGTAGGCGCAGGTGGTGCATCTAAAGATGATGGTGGAGACCAGACTTTTGGTTTAGAAGTTTTTTCTCTCGTCTGACTCGCACGCGAGGTTCTTATATCGTTATCGTTTTCCATATGCTTATACCTCCTTCGTGATTTTTAGTTGTTTCGCATACTCTTTAAGTGGCACACCTAATTTTCGTGCAATTGCTACCTGAGACGGTGTGAGTGTCACAGAATTTTTGCGACCAGTATTTGTACTTCGCTTTGCACTAGCTACTGTTTGTACGGGTTTGGTCGTTTCCCCTATATTGCTATTACTTGTAGCAAATTTGTGGGGGAATTCAAGTCTTATTCTTTTATCTATTTCAGAATAATACTCATCAGATTGAGGGTCATAACCTTCCTGTTCTGTCAACTTTTTATGTAGATCAAACGCAGTATACGTCATAGCCGTATCTTGACCAAACCAAGTGTTTTTAGCCGCCCACTCTTCAGCTTTTGGATCTGGTGTTGGTTCTGCTGTTTGTTGTCTATTTAAGTTAATTTCAGGTTTAACCTCTTTAGCTTTTCTAGCATTAAACTCTTCTTGAGCCGCTTTAGTCTCTTCGAGTTTAGCTTTTTTATAACCATACTCGGATATGGCAGTTAAAGCTTCTGCTTCAGCTTGAAGATCATTTGCTTCTCTAGCTGCTGCAAGTTTAGCCTGTGCTGCTTGCATTCCTGATACGATACTATCTTCTGTAGATTTCAAGTATCCTGGTTCAAGCTTCGAGATTTTAGCTTCAGCTGCTTCTCTCAATTTAATTTGAGCTCTAGCATATTCTGCAGCATCATCTGCTTGTCTCTGTGCTTCTCTCCATTTACCGGTAAGTTTAGCTATTCTTCTCTGAACATCTTTACTATAATTTTCTAATTCTCTATCTTTCTTTTCGTCTGTTTTTTCTTCTTTCGTTTCTTCGGATGCAGTTTCCACTGTTTCAGTACTGCTTGTCTCAGTAGATTCAGCTGTTGCCTGTTCAGTATTTTCCTCCGTTGTATTATCTAATTCAACTTCAGTATCAGGTCCAGATGTATCTATGTCAACTGTTTTGTTTTCTTCTATGTCGGGCATAGTTATCTCCTATGTTAGTATTGATGAAGTATGTCTTCAGGGTTGTCGATGGTTGCTAACACTTCATCGTCATTTAGCATTCTTACTTCCCCACCATCTATCTGGATTCTTGATCCAGCATATCTTGCAAAAATTACCCAATCACCTTTTTTACACCAAGGTCCTTCTGGAAATTTTTCTTTATCATAACAATGTGGACCCATCGCAAGAACTAAACCACAAGTAGATCCTACTTGTTGTCTCTCTAAAGTATCTTGTCCAAGATATAATCCACCTTTTGTTTTTTCTGGTAATTTAAATGGAAGAACTACAAGTCTCCATCCAGTAGGTTTAGGTAATTTATCTGTTTCTTTTGTTTTTAAACGTTCATAGCCATCAATTTCTTTTTGATGTGCTTCTGCATTTTGTTTTTCGTATTTATCTAATAATGCAGATTTAGTCTTTGGTGTCGCCGAATCGGACGACGTTTGTGAGGTCTTGTTCTCTTTCAGTATCATTTTGCTCCTTTGGTTTTAGCAGGTTAGAGATTTCCTGTGATATTTTTAAATAGGCATGTGCCTGTCCCATCATATACTTATATTTTTCCATATTGTCAATACCACCACTAATCATAGCATCTCCAATATTTTGATAAGATTCTTTTAAATATTTTTGTACTTTATTTAATATTATTAATTCTTCATTTAACATCAGCTACTTTACCTTTATTATTACCTTTCTTGATTACGTATTTTTGTGTACCGTTCGCACCAATCTCTACCTCCTTACGAAGGTCTTTAAATAAGTTTTTTTCCTTATTTTCTTTTTCTTTTCTTTGAAGAAAAGATTCTATTGTTTTTGAGTCTCTCATATATACTAGGTATAATGTTATCAAACAAAAAGTCAAGTTTACCTAAAATAGAGTACATTATTCTATCAAACATTAGCAGTTCCACTTTCTAAGTGACTTATTAATTCTTGAATTAGGGTCTCTTGCTGTTTTAGCTGAAGTCAATCTTTTCTTCATACCCTTCATTCTAGCACAAAATGATTTTCTTCTGTTTGCTGCTTTACTTCCTTTTTTTAATTTAGAAGGTTTAGTAGTGACTGCCATTGATAATTTTGATCCAGGATTAGCTGCTCTATAAGATGCAATGCCTTTACGGTTCAGGCCTCCGGATGCAGATTTACCTTCTTTACGTTGCCATGCTGGAGATTTACTTCCTCTAGCCAATTCAACTCTACCACCTTTTGGATAAGGTACATTCATTTCTAATTGATCAAATATTTTTTCAGTTCCTTTTTGAAATCTTTTTCTAAACATTACGCTTGTGATTTTTTAATCGCAGCTTCTGTAGGTGCACCCTTCTCACCTTTTTTTCTCATCTTCTCGCCACGTTTTCTTTTCATAGCAATATTATACCATAAACCTTTTTTAGCTTTTTTACCTTCTTTAGTAGTATGATATTTAGAAGTTGATCCACCTTTAGACATACATGCTCTATCATTAGCTACTTGTGTATTGTATCTTCTATTTGCCATTATTTTTTCCCCTTCATTGCCATTGCCATCATAGATGGTTTTTTCTTCTTATCTTTTTTCTTACCGGCTTTTAACATTGCAAAATCTTTACCAGTAATTTTACCATCGCCATCAGCATCAAGTTTTACTTGACCACCAGATAAAAAACCTTTTCTAGTTTGTGTGTTATATCTTCTATTGCTCATTTTATTTCCTCTTAATTAAATCAGTTGCTTTTAATCCGTAAACCGAAGCAATGACACCTACAAAAATTGTTTGGTACCAAAATGGAAGTTGTGAAAAATATTCGAAGAACAATTTCATTTTTTCCATAGCACTTGGGTCATCCGAAAATACTGCCCATGATAATAACGCAATAGGAGCCGAAAGTAAAATCAAAATGAATTCGTCTTTCCAGTCCGATTGTCTTGCTTCTAATAATTTACCTTGATATTCTGCTTCGCCTCTTGCCATTT